CTTCTTTCATCAAAGAGATGCTCCACATTATCCCACTCTCGATAGAAAGTTGCTCTACCCTTCTGTGTCAATTTCATATAAGTGTTTACCATTTGTGTTTTAGAAACCCAACCATCTTTTTTAGGGCAATTCTCAAACACCTTGATGATAATTGCTTCTCTTCCCTTTTCCTGTATTCTCTTAGGGTTCTTCTTTAATTTATTGCTAAACCATGTTGTGATTGAATCAAAACTTCTGTCTGTTAAAGTCTTTGCTTGCATAACGTGTCGTCGCTCAATAGTAGAACTCTTTTCAGCAATAGCGCAAATACCTGCGGCTATACTGACATTGTTCAAAGTATTCATCAAGAAAGTATTCAATGCTTCAAAGATGTGGTCTGAAAAACCATCCATGTATTTACGCATACTTTTCCAAACAACTTTGAGAGCCTTCTTTGCATCATCAGTCCAGATAACAACCTTTCGCTTATCACCAGTCTTTTCATGTCGGGCTTTACACCACTTATAAATATCATACATCATGGTTGCAAACTCTTCTGCAAATACATCAGAATCATCCGACGACTCATCAATAACTCCCACGTTATCAATATAATCTTCTTCCATTTTCATCTTCAAAGACTCAGGAACTTCTCTAACATAAAGCCACATTCTTTGGAATACACCTTTTGTGAGAATTACCTTTTCTAAACCTTGAGGAGGTAGAGTAGTAGCCCATAGACTTCTTTGACAATCTACAACTAAATCTCTTCCCCATTCGGTCAATCTTTTCTTAATCAAATGTGTATCAGAATCAAGTCTATTCATGAACTTCTGAAACATCATTACTGTGTCCTGCTTATGTTGCGTTTCTTTAAAAATACCAGAATGTTCAAACTCATCAAAGGCAATAATGCCAGAACCAAATAATGCACCTGCAATTGGTACATCAATAAGTTCTGGTATGGGGTTGCCTTCAAAGTCTACGTTATCAGCACCTCTAGCAAATTCAGGATTAGGTTGGTCAATCTTAATTGTTCCCAATAGGGCTTGGTCTGTAAATGCGTCAGGATTTGATAGAGTAAATTCATTTACACCGTTTAGTGGTCCTCTCGGTCTTTCTAATGTGAGAGGGTGGTCGTTAATCAATTTGAAAACTCTATCCCATACGGGAGATAAAAAGTCAAACATTGTTGTCTTACCACTTCTCGCTGTTTGAATCCAACAGAAATGAATCCTAGTATCAAGGGCTAACTTCCCAACAGGTATTCTTACATGGTCTTTGACCAATTGTCCGACCGTTGTATAGAAAGCCATTGTAGCCGCATAATCATTATGTAATGAAAATTGACCAACAACCTCAACCCATCTATTTACAATGGGAGGCAATTCAACCTTTTCTCTTATTTCTTTTATGGTATCACTTTGGGCCACCTTTTCCATAGCCTCATAAAGTTCCCATTCGTCTACGTTTAAATCTTCTGGCATTAATACTTCACCTCTTCTCTACTTCTTAGTGCATCTAATATATTTGATGCGGTAACTTTTCCTATTCCATCTATAACCATAATATCTTTTATATCTAACCCTGCTATCTCATAAACAGAACCAAATTGTTCTAAAAGAGCCTTAGCCTTTTCTACGCTAATACCCGTTATGTTTGTCAGTATATCAACTCTCACGTCATCACTTCTTGTTTTCTTTGGTAACATCTTTTGTAAATCAACATCTTTATCCATGTTATATCTCATAGCAGTAATAATATTAGCCGCTTCTTGAGATGATGTAACCCATATTGGTGTTGTGTTTGTATTCATGGCTATTGCTGAAAATGCGCCATAAACCATACGTTTTAACTTCTCGCCCCATTGTTTTTGTTGGTAATAAGTCATATTTCTCACCGTATTCAAATATTCTATGGCTTGAGACACATGACCATAAATAATTACATAACATTTCTCATAATTATCTTCCATGTTGCTTATCTGATTAAAAATTCTCTTATTTCTAACAGAAGCGAGGAAATCAGACATGCTTTTGGCTTCAATTACTACATTTCCAAAGGTATAATCACCAACTTCAATGAATTTCTTTTCATATTTGATTCCCGCTAGATTACAACACCCAATCACGGACTCACTTAGCGAGGAATTTTCTCTAGAATCAATTATCACTTAATCACCACCCGAATATCGCCAACATTTGCCCACACAATAACCATTATTGATTAAAGTTTGACATGAGGGGGCTAAATATCGCTTTTTTACAACATAATCTACTGCTTTTCTGGTTTTTGGGGCATTATAATCAATCCAAACGTCTTCATTAGAGGCAATATCGCCAATTTCTTTACAAATTATGTCTACAATGTCCTCTAAAGCCTGTCCACCGACTTCATCTTGTCTGCAATTAAGATTTTCTTTGAAAATAACCATATCTGTTAAGATTTCGTTATACCATTGGACTAAATAGTGTCTAACTTGATGTAAAGGGTTGTGAGTCATTACTGCCGACTTTAAACAAGGTAAAATTGGTAAAGTAGCGGGACTTTCAACACTTTTAATCTCAATTTCAGCAACTTCCATCTTTTTTACGTTAGGCCAATCAACTTTACGACTTCCATAAGTTACTTTAGGCATATGTCTTGGTTTTTTCGACAAATTTAGTATAATATCTAAATCAATTAAATCTTCACTTCTCAAGTTAATAGAAAACTTTCTAGCACCCATATGATATGTATTTTGCACTCTTCTTAGTCTGGCCGTATTAATTACTCTACTATCTAAGGTCTTCGACTTGTTAATCACATCATGACATATATTGTAAAAGGCTTTTACTCTTCTTAAATCAAATGTTCTTACACCATAGACAAAAATATAGAAACCTCTACCGCTAAAAGCCATGGTATGCTTGTAATCTTCTTTTAAAAGCCATCTGTGTAACTTCTTCAAGTCTTCAAACGCCTGTTCCAATTCTCCATCATGTGCATCAATATCCAAAAAGATACGGTCAATATTTACTGTATGCTCTAAGCCTCTATTGTTAGAAAACTCATCATAATCATACACAGACGTATAGACATTCATTTTACCATTGTGGTCTAAAACGAATTGTCTAAAGTAACTTTCATCATTAACCACTATTCTTTTTGGTTGTATAGCATTATCAACAGGGCTTCCCGCCCATACTTCTCTAGGAAATTTCATATCAAATCCAACCATTTTTTTATTTCTTCGTGATTTTCTATTGCTTCACATATACTGCATAACTTTTTTTCTTCTTTAGTTACTGTCGCTTTGCACTTCTGGCACTTCATTTTTACCCACCATCTTTGTGTCTTTTCTAATCTGTTCTTTCAATTCTTCTTTGCTTGGAATTTTAGACTCATCATCTGAAACAAACTCCTGCAATATTTCATCCATCTGGTAATCAGCGTAAGAAACTTGTTCTGAATCCCTATCTAAAACGATTACCGCATTTTCTAATTCCTTCACGACTTCACGCTTCATATCCTGTATTACGGCTACTTGAAACTCTTCCATAATGGATTCTCTTTTACCTAGATAGTCCACTACAAAGTTTATGTCAAAACTAGCCTGTTCGATAATATGATACAGTATAGATTCAATCTTCATTACTTCAGCAAAGGTCCATTGGCGGTTTAATATATGATTGACCAAATCAGACTTAGAACCAATCATAAGTGTTCACGCCCCCTGTTGCATCACAATGTTCATAATGACCACACTTCTCACACTTCTTGTAAAAGAACTTGTGAGGGAACTCCTTCTCAAAGTATGCAGTAACTAACTTCTTTAATGAATTCATAACAGAAGTCATTGACCTAGACTTTACTTCTTCCACATAGATATAATTAGAGGCAGGGAAAAACCAACCCCAACTTGTAATACCGTGAGTCGGGTCAATACCCTGCTTAATCAAATCCTCGGCCTCACATTCTTCAAATAGTAGTTGGTAAAAGGCCATCTCTTTTCGCATGTTAGTTTTCTTACTGTCTTTCCACGGACCTGTTTTTAATTCAAGTGGGACATAACCATCACCGTCAAAGAACATTCTGTCAATAATTCCCTGTAAGTGAATATTGACACGCCCGTATTCTTCTGTTTCTAATACATAAGTAGCGTCAAGCATTACCTCATTAGCAATGGGTTTGTAAAACTCTAGCGTTCCTTCCTTAACTGAATCAATAAAACGTTCAGCCGACCATGCGCTCATAGCCCTGTAAATTGCCACAGATATTTCATCTTGAGCCTCAGGATAATATTCTCTAAAGTGCTTTACTAATGCATTAGGGTCATCAATATATTCCATAGCCTTTTCAATATTCATTTCATCCCAAAACTTTTCTTGAGCGTCGTGGACTCTTGTTCCTCTTAACATAGCCTCGCTAGTTTTTTGCTTTCTTTTACCCTCTCCAAAGGGGTCATAGGAATAAACGTATGATGCAGGACAAAAGTTAAATGTTCCAATAGAAGATTTAGTAATCTTCAACGTTGGTCCATCTTCTGCCGATGGATTCCATTGATAGGTAAATCCATTTTTTGTATCTCGCTCGCTCCATTCTTCTACATATTCTTTCATTTTGATTCCTCCTTTAGTACATCAATTAGTTTTGAGGCTTCGCCTCTTGTCATGTTTGTTGTTATTCGGTTTTCTCCGCCTAATTTCTTAATATACTCTTCTTGTCTTATAGTCATCGCTCCATTAGGATTCTTTACAGTTTTAGCACCACCGCCATTCTGTTCAATGTGTTTTCTTCTCAGACTCGCAGTAGTTTCATCATGACAACTTCTACAAATCTCAATCACGTTGGTTCTAGAATGTATTAGATATTCTTTGCTTATCTCTCTACATCTATGTTGGCTGATAATGTGATGCCATTCTGTTTCACCTTCGGTTAGACAAACTGTGCATCTACCAATCTTTACCCACATTTCTCGTTCTTTCTTAACTTCCGCTAAGAATTCTTGTTCAATTTCTCCGACTTCTCCCTTTTTCTTTTGAATACGCTCATGTATATTCCTAAGGGTCTTTAAATATGTTCCTTCTTTCTTTCCCATTAAAACCACTCCGTTAATGTTTTTTGATAAATGTCCTTTTTGATTAAACCAATGGACCACCCTAAACTCTCAAAAATTAGTTCTGATTTCTTTATCACTTCGGCTTGGGCAATAAACTGCCAATCTGGAGTGTATTTATCATCCACTTCATGAAAGTTTCTGAATGCAATATAATTTGCTTCATTGGACTTTCCACCCCAAATATAATACTTTTCTCGCAGTTCCGCATTATCCATTTTGAAATAGAAATATGAATCACCATTTTCTATTCTACCAATCTTCTGTTGATTGTAATAAATAATACCCGCAACGCCCCCAGCAATTGATTTGTAATCTTCTAACTTTTGACGCAATCTACTTCTTTTGCTTATATCTCTAAGACTAACATCACCTGTATATAATTGTTTATACGAATCATTACAGTATTTGATAATTTCTTCACTATCTGTAAAAGATGATACCATCTCCAATAGTTTCCTTTGATATGTTTTTGCAAATTTAGTTTCATTACTTTTCTTCATTTCAAAACCCATGACAAAGAATTTATCCTCATCGAGATATTCTCCATCTTTCCATGATAACCAACCGCAGTAACGGTTCTTCTTAGTAGATAAGAAAAACTTACTGGCAAACTTTTCAAATTCAAGTTCAACAGGTTCTCTAAAAACCTTCTTAATATAATCATTTAATTCAACTCGCAATAAATGAGCCTCCGCTACTCCAGATACTTTCACAAAGATTGAATCTGTGTGTCCATAAATAACTTCATAGCCCAACTCTTGAGCCTTAAATGCAGTTTCACGCATAGCCCTTCTCGCTGATGCGGTAATAGATTTAGCCATTTCCATATCGCCCCATCCATAATTATCCTTAGCAAGAATACCGTAGAAAGCATTAACGACACGCTTTGTAGCCATTTGTGCTGAATCCCACTTTCTATACTCTTCATCAGTATTGGCCTCTTTACGCAACTTCTTATATTCATCACGCATAGCCATTAACTCTTTTACAGCCTTTGGTAGTAAGCCATCCTTTTTACTGCAATAGTGAATATCTGTTTTACCTTCCCAAAGCATTAGGTTCTTTGGAGTCTGATACCACACAGGATAATCACCCTCTTCGGGCTTTCTCTTTTTGGTTTCCCATGAGATATTCATTGATGCCATCATTGAAGGGTATAGCGATTTAAAATCAAATACGGCTACATTTTCATGTAGACCAAACGTTCCTTCAATCTTAGGATTCATAACGAAAGCGGCTTCAAAGTTTTCCTTTGTTCCCTTTACACCAGAAGGCGCAATCCAATCAGCAACACGCATAAAATAAACACCTGCCATTTGTGAATTATGGAACGTAGATTCAAATGGACATTTAATCAATCTTTGTAGTGCCAAACTGTTCTCACTAATGTTCATCTTTTCATCAATATCCACACACAATTTTACGTCCTTTATTGCATACTCTAAATACACTTTAGTATCTTCTAGCCACGCACGTTCATAGAATTCAGAATCCTGAAACTTAGAAGTGCTAACCTTTCCTTCATCTTCACCTAAAACCAACTTAGAACAATCATCTAATTTTAGACTAGGTAATGTACCCATTTGTGAATCAGTCCATAGTCTCTCAAATCTATCCATTAAACAGAATGTAAGACGACCTCTAATTGGTTGTGCGCTATTGATATACTTGTCAATGTTAGAATGTATGGCATTCCCACGTTTATATACACCCTTAATATTTCTAAGAGGTGAAAGGCGAGTAGCATCTATTCCCATCTCAACTAGTCGGTTGATAACTTTGGGAATATCATAACCTAAAACATACCAACCTAGAATCATATCAGGGTCATGTTCTTCCATTAGAGATACAAAGTCTTCCATCATATCTTCTTCTGTCTTATGGAAATGGTTCACAATATTTAAACCTTCAAAGTCTTTAATCTCTTCTGGAAACTGTTCTGGAAACCATGCAAATAAATGGTATGTTTCCGTATAATTATCATACACAGATAATACTGTAATTGCATCATGATAAATACCCTGTTGTTGAACCTCGATGTCAAAATACCATTTACGCAAATTGTATTCTTTTACCTCCTCAAGTTTGTCCACGCAGTAAAGCCTTCTCATATCTACATCGCCTTGATAGGTTCTGATTCCTCTATTCTCAAGACCTTTCTTGACATTGTATCTATTGTCGGGATGACCATAGAAAACTTTCTTTAGCGGATAACCCTCCAAAGAACGAGCATCAGCAAAGGACATTGTTTGTAACTTGTAATATTTATCACCATATCTGCCCTTGAATACCAATTGTCTTGGAACTTTTTCGTCAATTTTGACATAAAAGTATGGCTCAAATGGCTCTCTATCTATCACACGTTCATTGTTTTCATCTCGATAAATAAGTTGTATTTCAGTTCCCACATAATCAATTATCATTTCTGTCATCTCCTTCTCGCCATTCTCTATCAACCTTTACTCTAACAGTAAATAGTTCTAAGTCATTGAATAGTTCTATGATAGCCCATTCAATATTATCCTTTACTGAATCTATAATATTAAGTTCAGTTGCTTTTTCAGGATTAGGGTCATAAATAACTTGATAGTTTTCATCATTAAGATTAGCCCTAATCGTTACTTCTATTCCTCGCTTCATTTACATCACCTGTTAATCCAACCAATTCTATCATAATCTTTTCAACGTCTTCCATGAGTCTTTCAACATAAACAGCCGCATCCATCAATTCTTCTTGTAGATGGGTTAGCCAATCATGTAGGCTTAAATCCCCACGTTCCATTGTTACTCCGTATTTTCCTTTACCGACCTTTGCTCTTTCTCTTATCTTAGCACAAACTTGTTCTTCAAATCTACTCATTCTATGCACCTCTTATAGTAAAATGGTTTATTCCGTTCATTTTAAAAATTTCCAGAGGGGCATTTCTAGAACGCACATATGCGGCAAAGTCTACAATCATACGATGGTATCTATATCTCATAAACTGTCCAACCTCTGAATTTTGAATATTATCTTTTTCTCTAACAATTTGTAATAGTTGATTATAGAGAGCATTTTTAAATCTATCTTCTTTTAAACTATGAAGGTTAAATGTATTACCCAATATATCTCTTCCCTGAGTTAAAATCAATTGTATAACTATGTCCATTACGGGTAGTTTCTTATTCAGTCTTTTATCTCCTGTTCTATTTCTACTCATTAGATTCGCCTCTCATATTTTTGTAAAAGTCCATATCTGCAATAGATTTCAAAATCATTTTAGAAACACAAGTAAAACAAACTGCCAGACCTTCTGTGTGTAAAAAGCCAACTTGTCCACCCGAAGCACCACAAACTGCACACTTCATTCATCTTCCTCCAATTTATATTCTACACCATAAAGAAAGTCTGTCTTAATCCTTTCTCGTTGTATCGGTCTTTGTGGTTCATCGGGGTAGAGAAATCTACCCATAACATACAAGCAAATCATGGTTATAATTCCAATAAATAATTCCTGCATCATTCTTCCTCCAATACTTCTTCCACATTCTCTAGCAATTGTCTAGCCAAACTTCTACTACCCATAGCATAGGCAATTTGAATGGGCTTACTATGCTCATACTTTCTGAGGAATGTAGCCTCATCCATATCATTTAACATAGTAGCAATTACAGCATCTAAATTTTCAATTATCAATAGTATTTCTCTCATATCAATTCCTCAATCTTGGCGCACGAAGTACGGTAACTTTTCTGTTAGCAAATACTGTTGGCCTTTCATCATCAAAAAGAATGACCAATTCATCATCATCTTTGATAATATTACTAATCGGTAAAGACAACTCAACAGTAGCATCACGGTTTGTAGTAGAATCACCATAGCCCTCGACAAGTGTTTCAACCATCTGATTGTTTTCAGAAGAAGAAATGTTCAGATTAGGATAACTCCAATCTAGTTTGTAAATTGAATTACCTACACGTTCAGCCAGATTAACTGCCTTGACCACAGTATCAGAACGTAGATTTACAACTGTCTTCAACTTTAATGTATCTGTAACGGCTATACCATCTTCATCCTCATTTGCTAGAATAGTCCTGTTATCCAAATCTCTAAGTCTAGCACCTAACTTTTCTACCACACTCATGTTATTATGAGTATTTGCAGGGGGAATGGTAATAATGCTACCATCACACCTAACTTCTAGATTCTTACCAAAGCGTAATTCCATGTTATCAGACTTGACAATATATTTCAACAGAATATCTGTATCAATAATAAACGTACCTTTACCTTCATGGCTAACTACATCTGCTCTATAACAAACATATGTAAATTCGTTAGCGTTTTGAAAATACACATCATCGTCAATTTTAATAACAACATTGGAAGATAAAGAACCTGTCTTATTACTTCTCCCATCATTGTATTTACCTCTTAGTGTGCAAATCTTAATTGCTTTTTCTAATTCGTTTCCTTCTATCACTATCATTTTTCTCACCTTCTCTACATATCATAACAGCACCCCTTAAATTAAACAGACTGAGAATCAAAGTTTATTATCTTTGATTTCCTCCAATCCGTTCCATGTAACCTCTCCCTTATTGTTCTCAAACAAAAGGAAAGATTGACCTTCATTTTCTGCGTTTGTTTTGGACTTCAAAACCTTAGCAAAAAGTTTTGTAACTCCTGCACGTTCTTCACGGTAAGTGTGAATATGTTGGAACAACTTTGCAGTAGTTGATTTTTCCCAATCTGGCTTTTGACCTACAATCTCAAATCCATCATGCATATCCTTCATATGTGTAATGAAGAATTTATGACAATTTAATTGACAAGCCGCTTTAAACAAACGCTGATATTCCTGTGTTCTAGCAAACCATTGAGTCGGGACCATCTTAACTTTATCAGCCAATCGAGGGTCATTACCCTTAATGTGATTAAGTCTAGCAATCATGTTTGTAGTATCAAGCCATGTATCTAGTCCGTCAAATACAATTGCTTTAACTGCCTTAACTTCAATCTCTTCATCCTCAAAAGTAATCTTCTTTTCTTCGATGGCTTCTTTTACCATACCCATAAAGAAACGTGCCATATCAGCAGTAGCCATATAATCTACTGTCATGTCTTCTTTGTAGACATGAGGATTGTAGATAAACACTTTATCATCACTTGACCAATGTTGTCTCCATGTAGGTTCAGCACCTTCGTCAAAATCTAGAATAAATACCCAATGAGTATCTCTTTCTTCTTCTGTTCGACAATCAATTGATAGTCCTGTTTTACCAGTTCCAGGGTCTCCACTAATACCACATAATAGATAACCAGATTGTTGGTCAATTAGTTTCTTTCGTTGCATAAAGGCTTCACGCTTTGCATTAATAAATGCGTTCTTAGCGTCCTCCTTTACGGCTTTTTCGTTCAGTCTGCTTGCTTTTCCTTGTTTTCCAATTCCCATTGTTTTCACCATTCCGTTTTATTTGTAGTTTTTTCGTTGGGGTCTACACCCAATGCTTCTAATTCATCATCTATTAATTTAAGAGACTCTAGAATCGTAGTTCTAATTTCTAATAAAGTTCCGATAATCAGTTTTCTGTCCTCAGCCACATTAGCCAATAGATTCTCCATTTCAGCCTCTAGCATTTCCAAAGGTGTAACCATTATTCATCACCTTCAAAATATGCTTCCAATTGCTTCAATTGATTCTCATGAACCATGCGAGAGAACATCTTTCCACTTTTCATATGAAATCTTACATTGTAATTGTCCATATGTTCGTCGTTTTCTTTCCATTCGATACTTTCCACTTCGGTCATATCGAGTAATATTTCGTTTAATTTTACAATCATTTTTCTTTCTCCTTTTTGTATAGGCTTCGCACCCACACGAATGTCATTCAACCGCCACATTTACACGGCTACTGCGTCTTTTAACTGTCATAAATTGCAGTAAAGACTTACAGTATGAGTCTAAAGTTCATCCAACCTCTCAGAAAGTAGCAAAAGTGCTGATGCCCAAAGACCGACAAAGATACCTAAGTCATGGTCATGTAGAGCATAAATAGCAATACTACCAACAATCGAAACTAGACTACTTACCAAACCAATCTTTCTGTAATTCATTCAAATCACCAAAAGGTTAGGTCTTCTCCTGCTTCTTCAACTTCTTCAACTGCACCCATTGATGTTCTTACATAAACACCGTATAGGTTAATTGAAACAGGATTGTATTCACCTTCAATTGGCATTCCATCATCATCCTTCTTTTGAGTCTGATTTGTTCGACCAACAACAATAACATCGGAACCTGCACCAAAGTCAATCTTCACATTAGAAGGAATCCATACAGGAGTTGAATCAGGAATATCATCATCATCAAATCCATAAGATGCATCTAGTGGTTCAATCCACATTACACGGTTGCCTGTCTTTTCATTAACTGTGAGGTTTTGACTTGTAACAATACCATCAGTAACAATCAAACGTGTTCCCTGCTTTTGACTAATCATTTCATGGAATGATTCAAGTTCCATCAAATCACCCAAATATTCAGCCATACATTCAACCAATAATGTTTCAACATCTTGACCCGAAGTATCTACATAACGTGGGTCTTCTTCATCAAGATTACCCAAAGCGGTTAGGCTTTGTAGTGTCTTGTTTTGAATACCATAAATGGCATTACGCTCGTCGTTAAAGATACCATATAGGGTAAGCCATTCAAATGTATTAGCCTTGAAATTCTTAGCCGCATCATTCTTCAATTGCAAAGTCCACAATTGGTAATCTTCTCCTTCCTTAGCACCAACAAAATGCGCTCTCAATTGGAACTGTTCTTTAGGAAGAGGACGACCATAATTCTTATTCTTATCACCACTAGCCCAAGTCTTCACAGCATCAACAGGAACAATCCATGTATTTTCGCTAACTTCAATAGCGGCATCTGGTAATCCACCAATAGTCTTTGTTTGCCATTCTCCGTTTAATACTTGAGTCTTGACATACTTATCATCTTCAATAACAACCTCAGCAACAATTTCATCATTTAGGGCTTGAGAAGAATCTGAGCGATATTTGCTCAATACATTCTTACGTCGCCATTCCATAATATCCCGTGTTGGTTCAATTGCAACAAAGAAACCATGACCATGATTACCATAGCCTGTTGATGTGGAGGAACGGTTTGAGGACAATACCCCA